CCAATCACTTCATCTACAAGAAATACATTGAGAAAACTCACAAGCTGGTAGAGATTGATGGTGTGCAGGTTCAGATTTCCACTCATCCGAATGTCCTTCATATCCATACGACATATTTCGACAATATCGAGAACCTTTCTCCTGAGTTTCTGAGAGAAGTCGAGGAGATGAAGGAGAAGACCCCGGAGAAATATGCTCATGTGGTTATCGGTCGTTGGGCTGATGTGGCTGAGGGTGCTGTGTTCAAGAAATGGGGTATTGTGGATGAGTTCCCGATGTGGTGTAAGAGGGTCGGAATTGGGCTGGATTTTGGTTATACTAACGACCCTACAGCAGCTATCCGATGTGGAATCATAGACAATGCGCTATATTTGGACGAAGTGGATTACCGTACAGGTTTACTATCTGGGGATATAATTAAGACTCTCCGTCCGTGGAATCTAAAGGTGATAGCTGACAGTGCAGACCCACGACTTATTCAGGAAATCCATAACGGAGGTATCAAGATTTACCCGGTAGAGAAAGGGCAAGGCTCTATCAATGCCGGTATTGACAAGATGCAGGGAATGGATATTTACATAACCAAGCGTTCTTACAACCTTCAAAGGGAGTACAGAAATTATGTCTGGGCAAAGGATAAGGATGGGAACTATATCAACGAACCGGAAGACCATGACAATCACGGAATAGATGCTGTACGTTACTATGTATTGGGTGAGCTTCTTGGTAAAATTCAGAAGCCGAAAGATTTAACAGGAATATTCACACATTAAAAATATAAACTATGCCATTGAATTTAGAAGAAATATTAGCATTGTCTGACATCGGGCAGAAGATAAACTACCTGAAGAAAGGTAGGAAGACTGAACTTCCCGACTGTTGTAAACTTTGGGACGATTGGAATCCGGAACGCCATGAAATTATGGTTGACAAAAAGAAGTATCCGGACAGAAAGGTTCTTGAAAAAGAAGCAGAGAAACACTTCGATGAAAAAACTGGTAAGACTTATGAAATCGAAGCAAAGTATAAGACTGAACCGGTGAACCGTATCTCCATTCCATTGGAACAGGATATAGTGAACATTCAAACAGCTTTCACGGTCGGCACAGAACCGTCTATGGATTGCACTCCAACCGATGATGATGAAAAAAAACTGCTGGATGCGGTAAAGGCTGTATTCAAGTCTAATAAAATCAAATATCAAAACAAGAAGATTGTCCGTGCCTGGCTCTCCGAACAGGAAGCGGCAGAATATTGGTATGTTACCGATGATGATTCGTTTTGGGCAAAGTTTTGGAAGAAAATAAAGACTTCTTTCGGGGGGAAGGTCAAGCCCACCAAGAAACTGAAAAGCGTGTTATGGTCTCCATTCAGAGGTGATAAGCTATACCCGTTCTTTAACGACGAAGGTAAAATGATTGCTTTCTCACGTGAGTATAAAAAGAAGCTCATGGATGATTCGGAGGTCACCTGCTTTATGACTATCACGGACAAAATGGTTTATCAATGGGATTTGTCTAAAGGGTATGAAGAAAGAACGCCTTTTGCTCATGGATTCCCAAAACTACCGGTTCTCTATGCTTATCGTCCTGAATCTTATTGCAAGAAGATAAAGACATTCCGTGTCCGGCTGGAAAAACTGTTATCTAATTATGCTGATTGTATAGACTACCATTTCTTCCCACTATTGAAGCTAATTGGTGATGTAGAGGGTTTCATGGGTAAGGTTAAGGATAGAATGGTCAAACTTACAGGTGAAGGTGCGGATGCCCAGTATCTGACGTGGAACCAAGTTCCGGATACGGTACGTTTTGAAGCAGAAACACTCACCAATATGGCTTATGATATGTCAAACACTCCAAGAATATCCTTTGAGACGTTGAAGGGGGTAGGCAAAGCATCAGGGACCGCTTTCCGCTTTATGTTCATGGGCGCACATATGGCGGTAGAAAATCACGGTGAGGCTATCGGTGAGTTCTTGCAGCGGAGAGTAAATTTTATTGTTTCCGCTTTAGGCTCTATCAATCCAACCGAGTTTAGCAAGGCATCGCAAACCATTGACATAGAGACAGAACTGGTTCCATATATGATTGATGATTTGAATGATAAGGTGACTACTGCGGTTTCCGCTGTCAGTGGTGGCATCTGGTCAACGCGTGAGGGAATCATGTTTGCCGGGAATGCTGATAGGGTAGAAGAGGAGCTTGCAGAAATCAAGGAGGAACAAGGGGCAAAGAATAACAATGCAGTGTCTCCTAACTCCAAAGGATAATTCATTACTTCATGTTCTTATCGTACTATTGAGCGGAGCTAATTTAGTTCCGCTTTTTTATTGCTAAATTCTATATTGTAGAATATAATCTTTGGAAAAATTTTATAATTCAAAATTAATTCATATTTTTGCATCAAACAAAAGAGGTATGAGGATTGTATCACATAAGAAATTGAAAGAGTTCTACGAGACGAAAGGCTATGAAGATTCACGCATAGCCTTAGAACGTTGGTATGATATAGCGGAAAAAGCTGAATGGAAGAACCTATCAGACATTAAAGTGGATTTTCTTTCTGCTGACTATGTAGGCAACCAACACTACGTTTTCAATATCAGAGGCAACAACTATCGGTTGGTTGTCGTTGTTAAGTTTACAATTGGGTACGTCTTCATTCGCTGGGTTGGTACTCATAAAGATTACGATAAGATAGATTGTTCAACCATTTAAGAGATAGAAGTATGAATAAAGTAACGAAAGAACAGTATGAATTTGCTTTGGCGAGAGTGGAGGAACTTCTGCCATTGGTTGATGACAATACGCCTTCAAATGATAAGAATGCGGTGGAGCTTACAGTTATGTCCGATATTGTGATAGCATACGAAAAAGAACATTATCCGATAGAAAAACCGACTGTTGCGGAATTGATAGAGCTATCCCTTGAAGAGAAAGGGATGAGTCAAAAGCAACTTGCTGGTGAGATTGGAATAAGTCCATCGCGTGTGAATGACTATATTTCTGGACGTTCGGAACCGACCCTCAAAATTGCGAGGTTGCTATGTCGAGTTTTGAATATTCCTCCTGCTGCAATGTTGGGTTTCTGATTAGTTCATAAGAAGAATATTTAGGCGTGATTCCATTCGGTTTCACGCCTTTTTTATATCATTTTACGACAATCGTTTCATTGTCGTGTATCACCTATCTGATAATTTTTCACCTTCTTTATAAATAACGAAATTTACCGTAGAAATTTATAAATCAAATTCATACGGTATGACAATCTTAGAACAAATCTTGGCAGGGCTACAACAGAAATTCGCTGGGGTGGACACTGCTATCTTAACCCGAATCGCTACTAAAAAGGCAGAGGGTGTAACGGACGAGACAAAGGTAAACTCCATTGTTGAGGGTATCAGTTTTTCGGACGTGCTTAACTCCTATGGTGATTTCCGTGCCGGGGATGCTTCAAAAACGGCAGTGACTAACTACGAGAAGAGGCATAACCTTAAAGACGGTAAGCCAATCGAGACTACCACTACTACCAAAACGGAAGAGAATAAAGACGATGTGCCTGCATGGGCGCAAGCTTTAATTGACTCCAACAAGAACCTTTCTGATAAGCTAACACAGTTTGAAGCAGAAAAGGCTCAAGCAACACGTAGCCAGCAGATTTTGGCAAAGGCAAAGGAGTATGGTATTCCCGAAAACTACGCCAAAC